GAACTATCCTAGAAGAGTGGTATGAGAAAACTGGATGTCCTATGCTTCTTAATACTAGTTTGAATATCAAGGGCATGCCGATGGTTGATAATTTAACAGACGCTCTTAAATTTGAAGAGACGTATAAAGTAAAGGTTTTTTAATGATATTAGTCAATGGTTGTTCTCGTACACACGGAACTTGGTACTGCGTTGAAAATGGCATTGACCCATGGCCAGCAGTATTAGGAAAAAGATTAGGTGAAGAAGTAATTAATATAGCAGAGAGTGGATCAAGCATTTCTTCTGTTGTAAAAACTACAATTAGTTGGCTTGAAAACAATTCCCAAAAGCCAGACATGGTTTTATGTTCGTGGCCTCAGACTGCAAGATTTGAAATACCACGGCATGATTTTAAGAAACAAAAAAAACCTGTAGTGGATTCATATAGAAAATTTTCTCCAGATAGAAGTTTGATGTATGATTTTGAATACGAAGATATATTTGATGAAGCAATGAGACAACAAGTATGTGTGTGTAATTATCTATCTTTGCAGTGGATTCGTACACATCAAATGCATGCGATACATTATTTTATTCTATACTGCAAATCTAAAGATATAAATCTAAAGACATTCTTTACGTCTGATAGAGTTTGGGAATCTTGTAAAGTTAACTCGCCTGGTGATGAAAAATTTGTAAAACATAACAAAAAGATATATCCAAGTATTGAAGAAGAAATAAAAAGCTATGACATGTTTAATGATTTGCAAACGACACTAAACAAATATAAGATAGCTCAAGGGCATTTCGGCCACGGCACACAAAGTACGCAATGGCCATTTCGCAGTAAAGCCTTATTCAACAAAGAAATAGGAACTTTTGATACGCATGATGATAAAGAAGGCCATGAATTTATGGCTGACCTTATCATAAAAAGACTTAATAACGAGCCTATTGACTGGCATAAAGTTGACACTAAAAGAATACTTGAACAAATTAAGCTTAAACCGAATATTAAAAACTCAGACATGATGGGGGGTATTCTTTCTGAAATACTTAAATCGCAAAAAGTTCAGGTAGATGGATATGAAGAGTCTTTTATATATGACTAAGCCTCTTCTTATTACTTCAGGTTGCAGTTGGACTGACGCTATAGAACCGGGATACACTGAAAAAAATATCAATGTGTGGTCATCCATTGTTGCCGACTTTATGGACTGGGATTTGATCAATCAAGGGACTGGAGGAGCTGGCAATCAGTTTATAGCTAATAAAGTTTTTGATACAATCAATGAAAATCTGGATAGAGAAATCATTGTATTTGTATACTGGTCACAAGCTTCTCGAGCTAGCATCTTTGGGCTTGATAACATTGTTCTAGGAAAGAGCGGTAACTGGGCCAGAGAACCCAATGAATCTAGATTGACAAAAGCTTCAGTGGAAAAGTATATTTCTGAAAGACTTAATTTTATATCTAAAAAGAAAATTGAGTATTCTTCATCCGGGTTCAGGCCTGAAGCCAATACAGTAATACCTAACTTAGATCCGGAAATGAATGTATATGCAGCTGTAGTGTTAGAATCATTGCGAACAATTTATTTACTTGATGAATACTGTAAAATGAAAGGAATTGCCATCATTCACGGTACCGCATTAAATACTATTATGGGTGCTGAAGCCGTAACAAAACCCGATGGTGCAATATCACCTACAACAATGAAAATAAGAGAGAAGTTGTTTGAAGTTTGTAAAGATCTAAAATACTATCAGTACATTGAGAATATGACAAATAAGCTTGAGAGAAATTTCTTTGATTATAGTGAGTCTGGCTATCACAAGTATGAGCACTTGTTTATTTCTGCAGAAGACAACCATCCTAATCAAAAGGCGCATCAGCTCATTGCTGCTGAATTCATTAATGCATATCATCGCGAATTAAATAAGGACAGGCCTGCGTCTGAACAAAGCTATGTCTACGACTGATTTGAAGTGGAGCCAATATGACTTTACTCAAATACCATTTGACAATATTGTAAGCGTAGGACAAAGGACTATGCTGCACCGTGATTTGTTTACGGTCAGCTGGTTACTAGGAAGATTTTGTAATTACTCATGTTCATATTGCTGGCCATACGCTTCAAGCCGCAAGAAAGATCACCGTACGATTGACTTGATTCTAATGACTATCGATGAGATCAAACGTCAATCGCGTGCTAATAATTACAATTCATTTCATTTTTCATTCTCTGGTGGTGAGCCAACTTTTCATCCAGACTATCTAGAGATTATGGAATACTTAGCCGATGATGTTCCTAACTGTAACTATCATTCAGTACATATGACTTCTAATATTTCACGTAAGATGAAATGGTTTGAAGAATACGCTGCGATTTGTAGCAGGTTTCACAGGTCGAGTATCACAGCCTCGTGTCATAGAGAACATGTAGATACACAAGAGAAAGTTGCGGAGTTTGCCGACAAATTAGAATATTGCCAGAGCCAAGACATTCAAGTTACAATCAATCAAGTTATGCTGCCGGATAAGTTTGAACAATGTTGGGAGGACGCGTTGTACTTCCATGAAAGAGGAATCAATGTCACTCTTAAACCTCAGTCTGATCCTACTGCTAGTTTTATTGTTGATGGCTATACTGATAGCATGCTTGAACGATTACGTAACGGCATGCCTCAACGAGGCTTTACCGACACAAAAAAACTCATCAGAAGACCCAGACCCAAAGTGGAGCTTGATTTACGTTATGAAAAAACTGGCATCCCTCAACATATGCAAGTAGAGTTAGAAGATGCAGATGGAAAAAAATACTATATGGACCAAGCAGAACGCTTCAATACTTTTAATTTCAATAAGTTTAGTGGCTGGACTTGTGAGTCCGGTTATAGGTCTATTATTATTCGAGAGCCTGACGGCAGTATCAAAAGATCTTATTCTTGTAGTGACGAGCCACTAGGATACATTGATAAAGGTTTCAAATTATTTGAAAAACCTATGCCGTGCATTACAGAAACATGCGTTTCTTCTGCAGATTCAAAGATTCCTAAGCGCAAATTAGTATAAATAGATCTGATATTATATTTTTATAAATATAGAAAACAATCTAAGAGTATTTTGTAAATGGCCCAATACGAAGATATTACGATAGATCAAGGTGCTGATGCATCTATTGAATTGCATCTAGTTGATACGGATGGTACAGTCAAGAATTTGACGAATCATACAGTCACCGCAAAATTGAAGAAAACTTATAGTAGCGACAGCGCAGATACTACATCCTTTGTCACTACTATAGCAAACGCGGTTCGAGGTATCTGCACTATTACATTGACAAATGCTCAAACAGACGCTCTCAAAGCTGGTCGGTATGTTTATGATGTTGAACTTTCTTTTGCTGATAGTGATGGTGACACGATCATTGAGAGAATTTTAGAGGGTAAGATTACAGTCACTCCGTCCGTAACGAGGTAAGATATGGCTATTAGAATTGGAACTGGCCAGACTACTCAGGTAAAAACGGTTAGGGGTGTAGGACAAACAACGCAGGTTAAAAGAGTTGTTGTAGGTCGGCCAGTTAGAAATGTAAGCTCTGGATCGACGAGTATTAACAACCTACTTGGAGTAGATACCAGTGGAAAGGTAGATGGATCGATGTTAGTATATTCCGCAACTTCCGGAAACTTTGAAGCTACAATATTTCTTGAGAAACAAGACATCAACGGAGGCAATTATTAATGGCCACTATTATCAGAATTAAAAGATCGACCAGTGCCAGCGCTCCAGGGTCATTAAAATCAGGAGAACTTTCCTACTCCGCTGGTACCGGTACCCAAGCAAACGGAGGCGACAGGCTTTACTTTGGTAAAGGTGATGATGGTTCCGGAAACGCGACTACTATCGAAGTCATTGGCGGTGCTTATTTCGCCAATATGCTGGATCATGTTGCTGGTACTCTTACTGCATCAAGCGCTATTGTTGTAGATGCGTCTAGTAAAATTGATGTATTAAATGTTGACAATATTACTATCGATGGTAATACTATCTCGTCTACAAACACCGATGGAAATATTATCCTCAATCCAAATGGTGCTGGTTTTATTAATGCTAGCACATCTCTTATCTCAAACGTTACAGATCCATCAGGCGCTCAAGACGCTGCTACTAAAGCCTATGTAGATAACGCCAGCGCTACTAAAACTATAGAAATTCAAACCGATTCCGGTCAAGCTCGTACAATTAATCTTGCTGATTCGGATCTTATTATTCACGGCGGTACACAAATTGGTACTCGCAGGGCTGGAACTACTGTTACTATCGAGCTCGATCCTACGGGCGTAGCGACAGGCACGTATGGTTCAACCACTCAGATTCCGGTCTTTACTGTTAATTCACAAGGTACTTTGGATTCTGCTGGTTCTGTAGCCGTTGCTACCAACCTTTCAATCGCTGGTGATGGCGGGACAGATACTGTATCTCTTCTATCAGATACACTAACACTTCAAGGATCAACTAATATTACAACAGCCGTTACCGACAATCAGGTAGCGATTATCCTTGATTCGGATGTAACCGGTCTGTCAAGCTTGACAGTAGATAATTTGAGGATGGATGGAAATACTCTGAGCTCAACTGATGCATCAGGTTATCTCTACATCAATCCATATCCTGTCGGTGATTCTGGCAACCTAGTTATTCTAGGCAACTTGGTTGTTGAAGGTACAACTACGACAATCAATTCGGTAGAGCTTACAGTTAATGATAAGCTTATTACTCTGGCAGACTCTGCTTCGGATTCTGCAGCGGCCAATGGCGCAGGTATTTCTGTAGAAGGTGCTAATGCTAGTATCATTTACAATTCAGTCACCGATACATGGGATCTTAACAAACCTCTAGGTAGTATTAGAAACCATCTAGTCAACTTCACCACCGATAATCTGTCTGAAGGTTCTACAAACCTATACTACACAGACGAGAGAGTTGATGACAGGCTAAGTAATCTTTTACTTGCCGGTGAAGCTATTGACTTGACATATGATGACGCTGCAAATACTTTACAAGTAGATGTTGAAGTTGCAACAGTAACAAATCGTGGTGCTGCTAACTTTGACTCTGATCAAATGACAGTTACTGCTGGACTGGTATCGATATTTGACCTAGACGGTGGTACATACTAAGAATATTAGCCTGAGTTTTTACTCGTGAAGGGCATCCTTTATTAAGGACTAAAGATGGTAGATATTAAACTCAAGAAATCCTCCGTTGTCGGGAGGGTTCCTGGATCATCTGATCTGGCTTATGGCGAACTGGCTATCAACTATGCTGATGGCCGGTTATTCTATAAAGATGCATCAAATGGTATAAAAGCCTTTATTGATTCAGCGAGTACTAGCTCTTTAGTCACCACTACAATCGACTCAGACTATATTAATGCAAGAGTCGCAAGCCTAGATTCCTCTCAAGTAACTTCTATTGTTGACTCTGACTATGTCTTAAATAGGACTGCTTCATCGTTTCCTATCTTAAATCAGGATTCGAGTCTATCACACTACCAGAAATTCACGTTTACTGTCGTATCACAGAATGGAGCCGTGCGGCTTCAACCTCAAGCGACATATCTCGATTCTGTTGGCACGTCTCTACTAGCTAACATTGATTTGACCACGCCTGCACTTGACTCGGCCAGTGCAATAAGTCTCATCGATTCGGCTTATGTTAATGCCAGGGTATCGGCTACAGATTCTGCTGCCGTTATTTCTATCATAACTGGTACTGTAAATAACGCTTACGTCCAGTCTAGACAAAAGATATTCATTGACTCTGCTTTATCCGGCTATCGCTTTATGGATTCTGGCGAAGTAATAAGTCTAGTTGACAGCGCTTACATAACTGCAAGAACTCCACCGAGCACAGATTCTGCGGCGACTATCGCCTTAATTACTTCGACCGTTGATAGCGCATATGTTACACTAAGGGCGCCGGCCGCTGGTGGCGGTAGCGGAAGTAGCGCAGTCAATCAAATCAAAGTTAATTCATACACCGGTGATAGCAGTACTGTTTCATTTACTCTATCAGAAGCTCCAGCTTCCGGTTCAGAAAATTCAGTAATTGTTACGATCAACGGTGTAGCGCAACACGTTAATAGTTATTCATTGTCAGGATCGAATATCATTCTTGATTCTGCACCAGAAACTGGTGATGAAATTGAAATGAGAGTTCACAGCGATGTTATTGCTCAGAACTTAATATCAGCAGTAGACTCAGATTTTACTACAACAACAGCAAATCAGATTGTTGATACATTTACTAAAACTTTGTATAGGACTACGAAATATATCGCGCAGATTGAGCATGATTCTAATAATAAATACCATAGTGAAGAGATATTACTTACACACAATGGAACTACAGTTGCTATGACTACGTATGCTCAACTGTTGCTTGATTCGAATCTAGGTTCATTTGATGCAGATATTAGTGGAAGTTTAGTAAGATTAAAATTCACACCGACTTATACAAATACTAGTGTAAAGCTTAGAGCAATTAGGACTAGCGCATAATGGCAACAAAAATTAAAGGTGGAAATATAAGTGTACCAGCTATTGATGAGCTTGAGAATAATTTAGAAGCTCGTATATCTAAGCCCGGTAACGTGAAGATTAGACGAGCAATTACAAATCTAGTTGACTCTGATTATGTCGGTGCAAGGTCTGCCGGTGGCGGTGCAGATTCTGCTTCAGTAATAGGAATTGTGGATAGTCGATTTAAGTTTAATCCTAACTCGGTTTCTTCTAATGTGACGGTAGACTCAAACGAAAACGCTATGGTCGTAGGACCAATTGATGTAGATTCTGGCGTAACAATAACAATCAATGGAACGTTTATGGTATTCTAATGACTAGTGCAATTAGCGTAAAAAAGATAAAACACTTGAATGGCACAAACGCTCTGACAGTTAATACTGCTGGAGTGATTACACTTGATCAAAAGCTCGTATCAGCATCTACGGATTCTTCTACATTCGCTGGTAAGATTATGGCAAATGCTGGCATTACGGCTTACGGCAATCAGTCAAAGGGTGAAGCTGCACCATTAATGCTTGTTGATGAGCAGAATCAGCGAGTAAGCATTGGCATGTCTAACGCCGGCCACACGAATATTTCAAATTACAACAATGGTGATGTATATTTTATGACTGATAGCGGTGATATCAATCTTAGATTATATCACACAGGTCTATTATTTGGTACTAGTGAAGGTGGATCATATGGCAAAGTCAATCTTACTGCTGGTTCGATAAAACATTGGAGTAGTATTGTTCAAGCTGGTACACAAGCTATTCTTGATAGTTATAATTGCGCTAGCACAACGGATGGTGGTACAGGCAGGTCTACAGTAACATTTACTAACAATATGAATAATTCTGCATATTCCGCTACTTGTACTCAAAAAGACGGCAGCGGTTACAATGACGACTTCGGTATGCACTCTGATAATGCTGATGCATATAGCACATCACAGTTCGGCTATTATTGTCATTCTGCCACAGTGACTAATGATGCTGGCACTGCAGCATGGTGTCAGGTTGCAGGAGATTTAGCATGAGTACAATTGGTGTAAAAAAATTACAGTATCCTGATGGTGGTGTTGCATCTATCACATTGGATAGTAGTGGCTCTATTACATTTGGCGGGCAGTTAAGCGGTACGATTATTGCTGACACTATTACTGCAGGTAAATTTTCGACAATCAATACAAAGACAACTGTGACCGAACCAATTCAAGTAACAGCAAAGAATATTACAGCAAACGTAACAATAGATAGTAATTCAAATGCATTGATGATTGGACCTATGACTGTAGATTCCGGTGTAATATTGACAGTATTAAGCGGAGGCACCTTGACAACGATATGAGTACACTAAGAGCAAATTCTATTGAACACACCAATGGTGGACCTATTGCGTTCACAAAGCAGGCGGCTTTAAAAATGTTTTCTGAAGTTGACCAAGATTCGACAGGACACCCGTCCGTTTCGAGTTTTAATCAATCTTCTACGACAGATGTTAATACAGGTCAAACACAAAAGTTTTTTACTAATAATATGAGTGGTGCTGATTATGCAATTGCGGGTTCTGGCCAGCCTCAAAGCGAAAGCGGTGGTACCTATGGCGTAGAAGGAAGAGCATCCACTGCTCAGATACATACCAGCACATCTTTTAGTATCAACTGTCGGATCATGAATACTAATGCTAATAGAGATCTAAATTACGCAGCAAGTATGGTTGCAGGAGATTTGGCATGAGTGAGATAAAAACAGATAAGTTAACCGGCTATTCAAATAAGAATACAGTTACTGTTGAGGATGGCGCAACGACCATGACAATTCGTCAAGGTCTTGCAAAGATGTATGGTACAGCAGATACCAATACCGGAAATGACATTTATGGTTCACTAAACATTTCTTCACTTGAAGATAACGCGACTGGTTACCACCGGTTTAATACAACAAATGCATTTGCTAATACTATTTGGTCGGCCCAGGCGTGTGGTACCGGCGGTGGCACTAGCTCAGGTTACGCGTCGTTAGATAGTTTAGATTGGGGTGGTAGCGGTTCCAATCCGGGTAGAAGCACAACAAAAGTCTCAACTAGAGGCTGTAATGGCAGCAGTGCACAAGACGACCACGATGATTTGAATATCGCTGGATGGGGAGACTTAGCATGAGTTATGGTAAGATCAGAGCTAACTTCATTGAGCATAATTCTGCAGGTTCTGTTCCGACAGAGTACGTTGTTGAAGGCACAGTTAAAGCAAAAGTAGCAGCGACGGACGCTGCAGCTATATATTCAAATTCATCAATTAATATTACTAGCGGTGTAGATGAAGGAACTGGAGACTACAAATATAATTTAACAAACAACTTGGCAAGAAACTTAGCCCAGGAATATTGCTCAGGAACTGTTTTGGGATATGCAGATGTTGTTAGAATAAAAACAGCAGAGTCATCTACATCTGTTATGGATATTGAATGTATGAACTCGTCTTTTAGTGTGGCCGATGCGGCGCATGCAATGGGATGTTGGGGAGATTTAGCATGAAACTAAGTGACTATAAATTATTTGATAGATTATGTTGGGCCAAGGAAAACCTTGAGCCTGTTCAGACTGACTACAGAATTGTGTATGAACGTGATCCTGATAGGCCAGTATCAGTCATGACACCAGATCCTAACTGGATGGCGTGCGCAATGCACGGTGGTATTCTTCCGCCAGTATGGGTTTATCATGAACTGGCGGCAGATGAAGCAAAGGCAGATTTTAAGAAACATACGAGAGGTCATCTTTTGCATGAAACAAAACCCATGGATCCGATGACAGAGAAAGAAGCAATTGAATATTTGATTATGAAGGATGTACCACAGGAAGTGTGGAAAAACTGGAATAAAGGTAACAGACCTAAAATGGTAATTTGTAAAAAAGAACAGTTACCGTCGCATAGAACTTGGAGAGATGCATGGCGCATTTCCGAAGAACTTAACGTAGCATAGGAGATAAAAGATGGCTACTATTAATATTACTGATAAAGACGGTAATACTATTGATCGATCCGATGCAACTAGTATTCCGGCTAATCGTCACTTTCGAAATGCATGGTCCTTGAGTGGATCAGTCATTTCTGAAGATATGACAGAAGCAAAAAATTTATTTAAGAACAAGCTTCGAGAAGTAAGAGAAGAATTATTGAAAGCTGAAGATGTAGTTTACATGAAAGCTTTAGAAGCAGACGATACATCAGCAAAGACTGCTTCAGCAAATAAGAAGGCCGCGCTGAGAGATGCACCTGCAGCTAGTGCTATTACAGATGCATCTACTATTGATGAATTGAAAGCGGCATGGGATTCTGATCTTCTCGGCACAAGTCCATACGCATAGGATAAGTTATGACAAGCACTATTAAAGTCGATAGAATAGAAAATGGCGCTGCAGGAACAAAGATCACATTAGGCGGTGAGCTAGTGATTGAAGGTAATGCAACTATGTTCGGACCTGCGCTTAAGACGTCGAGTAATAGTGTATCGAGCAATTTAACAATTGACTCAGGCACTAACGGATTATTAATTGGTCCTATCAGTGTAGACTCTGGAGTAGCCATTACAGTCAATGGCGCATTAACGGTGATATAGATGGCAAGCATTTTAAAATTTAACAAAGCGCAACATACCAACAGCACAGATGCAATGTCAATTGATACTGGCGGACGTGTTCAAATGCCGGCTAATCCAAAGTTTAGTCTATATTTATCTACCATTAGCGCGACAACCGATTTCACCGCGAGCGATGGCGTTGATGTTCCTTTTGATACTATAGATTTTAATGTTGGTAGCTGTATAGCAATATCTGCTTCAGACGTTGCAACATTTACAGCCTCGGTAACTGGCTACTATCAATTTAATCTTTCAGTTGGTATCGATAGCATAGAATCGGCGCAGTGGGTAAGCACATATTTGGCAATAGACGGAGAGGCGGCTGGTAACGAGGTATATCGTAATCTTGAAGACCCACAGGCCGCCTCTTATTTAACACTTACAACATCAGCGTTAATCTATCTAACTGCAAGTCAAACTGTCAATCCGTTGTTTAATGTAAGTTCAGATACGTCTACACGAATTCGGCCGGGCTGTCGCTTCAGTGGCTTTTTAGTAGGATAGGATAAGATATGAGTGAAATCAAAGTAAACAAACTAAAATCTCAAACAGGCATTGAAGCTGTAACGGTTCACAACGATGGTAGTTTAACATTTCCAGTTGGCATGGCAAATCAAACTTCTACCGCTGGCCAGATACTTGAAGAGTTAAATGCTCAGGCGGATGGTAGAACTGTAACTCTTCAGTCTGGTAGTTATACTATGGAGAATGTTACAGCCGTTCAAAATGGTACGACAACATGGACAACCATAACCGGTAGCACTATGTCTTATACTCCACCGACTGGTACAAAGTGTGTTTATTTTAGATTCTATTATCATTGGGATGTCGTAGAGAACTCTGGTATTTCGGGCCATAAAATTCGACTTGATGGAACAGACATTAATCCTTCGGCTCATAGTATTTCATCAAACTATGCATCTACTAACTGGCATCATGCTGGGTTTCCAATATCATTAGAGTATTCTATTGACTTGACACATAGTTCTAATGATATTGCAAACGGGAAACTCAATGGATGGACTAGTGCAAAAACACTTGATGTACAGTATAAAGAACATAGTGCTTCATACGAATCAAAACTTCACTATAACACTTGGGAATATGCAAGTGATGCTCAGCATTTAATGATACCACACATGACAATAAGAGCGATAGCATAATGAGTGAATTATACGTAAACAAAATCTTATCACACACAGATACTAACAATGTAATTGTAGTTCCAAGCGGACACAAGTTAGTTGCACCGGGCCATGTCATTCAAGTAAAAAGGCTAGTAGTAAATACTATTAGTTCGACCACTAGTACGTCTTGGCAAACTCATATGTCTGGTCAATTAGACGCTACACCAAGAGTCGGAAGCTTAATTGTTGTTTTAGCTCATGGAGTTTGTAGTCGTGGCACTGATACAAACTGGGGTGGTGGATTATCGCTATGGATCAACAGCACAAATATTGCTGGAGCAGCTGGCGTTGGCAATACAACTGCATTTGCTGAAGGCCGAAGCGGAACGATTGCATCGGGTAATGGTGCCAATTTTACAAGTAGTGGCAATCACACTATTGTCAGTAGTGATATATCTGGTGGGAATCCGACATTTTACTTGAAGTTTTGCGAATTTCCTGGCAATTCCACTGCTAATTATATCGGGACAGGATCCACTGCTAGTACCGGTACCTACACTACTGATACTACTTCAATGATTATTCAAGAAATTGCGCAGTAAAGTATAAATAGAATAAAGTCAACACGGGGATAGGGAACCGATGTCAGCACAGCACAAAGATTTCGTCGTGAAGAACGGGATCATAATCAACAATACAATCACATTAGCGGGTAGAACTCATTCACGAATTCTAGACTCATCTGACGTGACGGCATTAGCCCCTACTGGCGATGGCGGCATCGCTATGGCAATCGCACTGGGGTAAGATATGGCAAATGCATTTAAACTAGTCACAGACACAGCTGTAAGCACAAGCGCTGCTACAGTTTATACGTGTCCATCATCTACAGAAACAACTATCATCGGTTTGAATCTTGCAAACATTGTAACTTCAAGCGTACAGGTAGATGTACAGATCGAGAACGCAGACGGAGATAACATCTATCTAGTTAAAGCCGCACCGATTCCAATTGGAAGTTCTTTAGTCGCAGTCGGCGGAGACCAAAAGGTTGTGTTAAATGCGAGTGACGTATTGAAAGTAACATCTGACACAGCGTCTTCTGTTGACGTAGCATTAAGCATTCTGGAGATCACTTAATGGCTGGTACTCTTTCGGTACAACAGATTCAAGGTTTAGCAAGTGCGACAGATCCTACTACTGTAACGATTCCTGCCGGTCATAAGCTCGTTGCTAGTGATACTGGAGGAGTAATTTCTCCGGGTCAAGTAATTAACTTCGGTTCGTATAATACAGGCTATGGCTCTGGGGCGTCTCTATCATCAACGTCAGATTCATGGCAAAGTTTACAGATTGATGGAACTAATGCTGCAGCATTTGGATCTTGTTCGAAAACTATTGCGAATGTCATCACATTCAATAAAAAATATAATAATAGCCAGTTAATGGTCTCGACAAATTTTCCTACATATAATAGTCCCGGCGGATCTGGTCATGGTATTAGATTACAGTACTATAGAACTGGCCAATCAGCAGCTATTGTCGATATTACCGGTAATGGTCCAGCAGAAGGTTGGGGTTGGCATGGATATGGCGGCGGAAACCACAGTGCAATGAATAACTTTACATGGAGCACTTATGATAACTCTTCGGTAAGATCTGATTTGCAAACTTATACCGGTGATGTACATTTTTATATAGAAGTGAGAAATTGGCAAACCTCTGATACCATAACCTATATTCAGCACACCAGCTATAACAAATATGGTACATTTCAATTCGCGGAGATCGCGCAGTAATGGCATATCTTGGTGTAGGAAATAACGATGTAGTCGAACTGAGAAATACTCGGTATCGCTATGTTGCGACAGAAGGACAGACTGTTTTTACTGGAGCAGACGGAAATGGATCGTCTCTCATTAGCATGGATAGCGCTAGCCACGTATTCTTAAACGGTGCTAAGCTTTCTCCGGATGGTGACTTTACAACAAATGGTACAAATGTTGTTCTAGCAACTGCAGCATATCTCAATGATATTCTTGAAATTATAGAAATTACAAAGGTTACAGTCGCAGACGCGGGTGGCGCAGTTAAGAGATCCGGCGATACACTTACTGGTAATTTGACCGGTCCTACATTTAGACCAAACAGAGCTGGCCAAGCGGCGGATGCGGATGTTGTAAAGAGATCTGAAACACCATATCTTGGATCCAATTCTATTATTAGAACAAACGCAAATAATATTGCAGAAAATATTACAATTGATTCGAGTACAAATGGTATGAGTGCAGGTCCTATTGAAATTGATTCTGGTTTTACAGTGACAGTAAATGGTGAATGGAGTATCGTATGAGTAGAGTTGTAGTAGAAAAGTTACAGGCACCAACAGGTAAAACACTTCAAACACCAGCAGTTGTATCCACAGAAAAATTATATAATTTTAGTGGCACTGCATATTTTGATACAGCAGTTAACAATGGTTATTATCAACCTGCTACCTATGATTGTTATATTAAAAGGTATGCAGATATTGGTTCAGGATCATTTCCACCGTCTGGTACTGCTGCAGCTGATCACGGATTAAATGTAGCATCCGTTAACGCATCAACATGGTGCGCGGATAGACAATTATTTGATGTAATTGCTGGTTGCCAATTATGGCGAGTTCCTATCACAGGTACATATACACTAACCACAAAAGGTGCAGGGCGAGCTACAAGTTATGATGGATATGGTCGTAGCGTAACATGTGACTATCAATTATATGCTGGTGAATGGCTAAGAATTATTTGTGGCGGTCAAGGTGAAACAAATGGATCAAACTTTAGTGGTGGACATGGAGCATCGTGTATTAGCGTATTTAGGCAAGGAATGCATATTCCTATTTTGATTGGTGCTGGTGGAGCGGGTTTATCTAATAATAGTGCTCAAAGCGATCAGGCTGCAAAGCGCGATGCAAAACCTCCGCAAACAAATTATGGTGAAGGTGCCACACAAGGTCATTCTTCAGGTCACTATTCTGGTAGAGACGGTATGGGTGGCCACGGTTCATGGTATAGCGCAACTTATGATGCCTTTATTAACCACTGGCCAGGCGGAGGCGGCGGAGGCTGGGGCTCTCCCGGTGGTGGAGGCTCTATTGGTAAAAGCCCATTTGAAGGTATGTCCGGCGGTAGAGCATTAAGCGAGCATTGTCCTCATGGAGGTTATTACGAAGCTGGTACTGCTTATCATGGTGGTTTCGGCGGAGGTGGTGCAACTGGTATCGATGGTGGTGCTTCTGGCGGCGGCGGCGGTTGGGTCGGTGGCAATTCTGGTTACACAACCAACACATCGCAACCGGATGATACAAACCTTATGGGCGGAATAAGTTATTGCGCAGCAGATAGTTTTACAGACAATGGTACACACGGAAGTTTTGGTCAAGTTGAGGTGAGCCTATGAGTAAGTTAAGAGTAAATGAACTTGATTCCAGAACAGGCTCTACTATTGAGATTGCCTCTGGTGCAAATCTAAAAAGTTCGGGTTCTGTAGTACAAGTAAAGCATACTACTTACGGAACTACGAGTAATACTTCATCTACATCCTATGTAGATTTATGCAATATTGTGATTACACCAAAATTTGCAAATAGTAGTTTTTTTCTGCTTGCAAATTTTTCTTGGTCGGGTAAAGGTGTTTTGAATTTATTTAGAAACTCAACACAATTACACTCACATAGTACAGATCCATATGTTATGTGGGGCATGAACCAGGGAAGCGCATGGAATAGTAACTCATTGAGAGCATTGATTAGCGTAACAGATTATGATTCTCCAACATATACCTTAGGTAATTCTATTACATACCACGTAAAGTATAGAGCTAGAAGCGCGAGTGGTGACAATAATGCTGGTATCAATGAACAGACTAGTGGATCAACAATAAGTAACTTTACAGTTATGGAGATTGCACAATGACAACAAAGGTAAGAGGCATTTCCAATAACGCTATTCACAACGTTCACTTGAACTCTGGAATAGTTCATAACGTAAATCTTGCAGATGATTCTGTTGATTCGGACGTTATCAGCAATAATATCTTAGGTCAGGTAACCGGACCGAGTGTAAGTCTTAATGATCCTACGAACTATCGCCTTGGCAAAGTTATCGCAGATTATAGCAGTAGTAGTTTCTCAACAACATCGCAGAGTCTTTCTGATATGACGACTAGTTCTCAATACACTGGATTTACTGGTGGCAGTGCATTAGAATTTTTTATGCACTATCCTGCTAGAAATGACACAGAATCTTGGTCAGGCGGATATATTGAACCTAACCTTTCATTTGACAACGGTTCAAATTATTACTCTATGGGTACATGCGGATATGATGGCGGTATCATGCTACAAAATGGTTACGGCATTCTTTGTTATAATAATCATTATTTTATTAGTAACAGTGCAACATCAAGAATTCCCAGTACAGATTACAGTTTAAAGATAAAGTGGCGGTTTTCCTGCTACAGTGGAACTTATCAAATCAACGCATCTCACGACATCAACGGTGGTGCCGGTTATAGCACAAATTACGTAGATACTTCAGCAACTGTCGATAGATACCAACACTGGATGCACTGGATTATTAAAGAGTGGATTCCAGTTACATAATAAATAGTAACATAACTTCAGTAAGGAGAAATTAAATGAAGTATGATATTCCTGCAGCACTGCAGCAACTTCGCCCAGGCGCACAGTGGGTGCTTCGGGGTGATGCATATTCTGGTCTAGAATGGCTAGACTCGAGTGGACAAGAGAACAACACAATGTGGGGTGGCAAACCTACAGAAGATTCTTGTACTGCTAAGGTCAACGAACTTGATTCGGCCGAAGGCATGAATCTTTTACGTCAAGAAAGAAATACTAAATTAGCAAGTGTAGATTGGGAAGTAACTGCAGCTTACTCAAAAGGTGTAGCCGTTGATTCCGACCTTGCTACATATATGCAAGCTTTGAGAGATCTACCTGCAGGTTCAAGCCCGTCAACAGATAGTTCAGGCGAGCTCATTAGTTCTTCAGTTACTTGGCCGAGCAGATAATGACTAGAGCTAGAGAAACAGCAAAAGCTGGTTTTGTAACTGAAAAGACGTTTCCAGCAGGAAGCAATGTTCTTTTTAGATTGAATGATCAAAACCTTGCGGCTAATGTAACAATTGCATCAGACAAGAATGCAATGGTTGCGGGGCCTGTGTCTGTTGACTCTGGCGTAACATTAACACTTAACGGAAACCTGAGTATCGTATAATGGCTGGAATAGTTAGAGCAGATATATTTAGAACAAACACTATCAAAAGTCAAGATAGTGACGTCACTGCTATGACGATTAATGGTAGTGGAAATGTAACCTTTACCACCCCACCTACTAATATACTTTCAGACAGTGGATGGATTACACCTACTCTTAATAGTGGCTATACATCCTACAGCAGTCCTTACGGGCCAGTAGAATATAGAAAAATAGGTAATATTGTTAATATACAAGGCATCACGAATGAGGCCCCGAATGGAGTTATTTTTACATTACCAGTCGGATATAGACCTGAGCAACAAATCATTATTGCAGCACAAATGAATAATGTTTTAGGTAGATTAGATATTCGGAAAGATGGTGCTGTCGAAATTACCGGCGGCCCTGGTACCGGCTGGTGTTCTTGTGCGGTAACATTTATGGTGGCAGGCTAATGAGTAAACTAATCGTAAATACTATCGAGGCACAGACATACAAGTATGATTCTGATACGACCGGTATGACTTTGAATAGCAGTGGTGTAGCTTCGTTTCCGAATAAGTTAACTCGGAATATTCCTGCATTTCGAGTAATGGGAGCTACTAGTTACGTTGCTTACAGCGAAGCTGCTACTCTAGCATACAACTCCGTTACAAGCCATAGTGGCCTGTATAATCTTGGTGGCCACTATGACACTAGCACTTATACATTTACTGCACCATTAGATGGCCTGTATTATTTCAAAGCAAATGTGTTAAAACAAGCGGAAGGGCCTGGCGGTATACAGTTACGTCATGGCACTCTAGGTATTTTAGCTCGAAGCTACGATCATGGTAGAGATGTTAATGTTTCAGGTGTGTTTAATTTAAGCGCAGGCGATACAATATATGTTACCACCGAATCGGCCACGAGCTGGTATCTTGGTACTTATGGTGCCTTTAACGGTTACATGATAGGGTAAAAGATGATATGGTAGCAACACTCAAAGTAGACAGAATTCAAAAAGTAAATTCAGATAGTGATAGTCTAACTTTTCACGATACTGGAATTACACTGAACAAACCACTAACCGATGCTAGTGGTAACGCTATCCTGAACACTGACGGGACGACATTGGCGGTGAGTGGTAGTGTTTTACAGATTGCAGCAAGGCAACACTATAACGGTGGGGGCCACTATGGTGTATCTGGTAATCAAACAATCGCAGGTGGGCAAAGTTACCCAGCGAGTGGCGGAGTTGATATTACTGTGAAAGCTGCTACAAGTGTTAACATGGTTGATTGTTGGACTTCAATGTCTTATGGCGCAGCTGGAACGATGATTTGGAATCTGCAGAGTAGCATAGATGGTGGTTCAAATTGGTCAAATACTTGTGGCACACCAAACTATGGCTCTCAGTCTGTCGGGAATCCAACGACTGATACTACTACTTCATTAATGGGATCTCAAGGTCATTCACCAGCTTACGGCTGGGCTTATGATGCCGAGACCTGGGGGCCAAGATTTCTAAGATATTTTCATGATCATAATCAAGCAGTTGGAACAACAATTCAATATAGAATAGTGTGCTATAATACTAGTGCAGTAACTAACTATGTTCTACACGCTAATTATATGGTCATGAGTTTTACTGTTACTGAAATTGGAGAGATTGGTTAATGGCTGATGGAGATACATGCAAGAGATGCAATCATGATTGTCATTGCGATGTTGGCGAATGTCCAACATGCTATTCAAATGACGCTGAAGAATGTAAAAATAATTGCCCGATTTGTGGGTGTCAGGATCCTGATTAATGGCGTACATAGGTAGAGAACCAACAACTGGAGAATTCAAAAAGGTAGACGTATCGTCTTGGACCTTCAACGATTCTTCGACTTCATTTCCGCTTGGATTTCAAGCTGGCGAAGTTAATCAGCTTGTTGTATCTCTCAACGGTGTTATTCAAGAACCGACTGCAGACTTCCTTCTTACAAACGGCGGCAGTAATATTATCTTTACCACAGCACCGGCAACTGGCGATTCATGCTTTGCTATGCTCTATGGAGATGTCGGTGGAGTATCAACTCCGGATGCATCTATCACTGCGGCAAAGCTAGCATCAAATCTTAAATCATTTACCGAGGATTACTTTACAGCATCTGGTGACTCGAACTCTTATACACTTACAGAATCACCTCCTTCTAAAAGTTCTATCCTTGTAACAGTAGATGGCATTGTTCAAGCCGAAGCAAATTATTCTTTATCGGGAACTACACTTACATTTGATTCAAATCTTGATTCTGACTCAGCATTGCGAATCATACATCTCGGCATGAGATCCGGTGTAACTAATCCAATAGCCGGCTCAGTTGGTGTTACAGAAATGTCAAGTGATCTTATGGCGAAAGCTGGTATTCGAATAAATGCAAATGAATTAACTGAAGATGTAACGATTGGTGTTAACCAGCGAGCATCTGTAGCAGGAGACTTTAAGATTTCCGCAACATTGAAAGTGGATGGAGTATTTACAATTGTCTAAAGTTTATGTAAACAACATTCATAATAAAGCCGGTACTCAAGCAATGAGTATTGACGGTAGTGGTAGAGTCACAAAAAATCTTATCCCTGCTTTTTATGGGTGTGATTGGAGTGGGTCTGCTGGATCAAAAACTTACTCTTCTGACACTGAGTTGAGATCCTTTACGTTCAATGAAGTCGTAGTGGACATTGATAATTGTTGGAATAACACAGTAGGTGAGTTCACATGTCCTGTTGCTGGTTTATATTTGGTAACTCATACAGTAGGTAGACGAAATGATACGACCGTGTGGTATGGTGCAGGTATCTATAATAATGATGATAGAATAGCAAACCAATGGGAGCCACCTGCAAACCCAGCAGATGCAAATATGGCATATCTATCAATTCACATGTCGGGTATAGTTAATGCAGTTGCAAATGACAAGATTTCTGCAGTGTATTGGAATAACTATAGCAGTCCTGGGAATAGTAATGCCAACCATCACAACAACTTGGCAATTTTTTTGATAGGATAATAATATGACAAATAGTGTATTAGGTGTAAGAACTATTCAGCATACCAACGGTACAGATGCGATGTCTATCCGATCAGATGGTCGTGTTATTCCTGTTGTATCTGGTAGTATTATTCAAATTCAGTATGCTCAATCATTGAGCCATGCATCTAATGCATTTTCGAATATTACATACACAAAGTTAACTAATTTCCCTAGCGTTAGTATTACACCAACATCCACATCATCAAAAATTATGATTGATGTTATGTGGAATGGAGAATTTACTCCTGTCGAGACAGCATGGGGTTGTGTGTTTATGTTGTACAGAGATGACACTCTAATCAAAGGTAACACTGAAACAGGTCTTGCTAACACCATTCCTCAAGGTATGTTTAGTGCAGCGACAAGTTATACCAGTGCAGATGCAGACAGTACTCCTGAACGAATGGTCGGAAGATATTTTGATGAGCCTTCAACTACATCTCAAATCACGTATTTTCTAGGTTTATTTTCTGGTAATGGCGCTGGTACGGTACATATCAACAGAACTGTTGCGGGTACCACAAGTGGTGGATACGAAAGAATGATTAGTAATATAACAGCGACGGAGCTTGCAGGATGACAAGCGTTTTACTCGTAGATACAATTAAAAATTCTCTGGATTCTGCAGATACCGTTGCGTTTACTGGAGGTATTCATGCGCCTGGAACGCCGATACAAACAGTTACTGCTACATCAGGAACTGGAACTTCGACTATGTTTACTTTTAACGGTGCAGCTCGACTTGGATGTATTGGCGCATCTATCACGCCTAAGTTTGCTAGTTCAAAGATTCTCATAACTGGATTTGTTCATGGCTTTATCAATGGTGGTGGCTCTCAAGGCGGTCTTAGGCTCGAGTTAGTAAGTCATCCGTCAACAACATTTGATGATGGAAGTAGTGTCGCTTCAGCTACGCAGTTATTTTCTGATGAAGATACTATGTTTCTTAACGTTGGTACCCAGTTGATGGGGAATATGTCATTTCAATATGAGCATAGCCCGGGCAGCACCTCTACAATACATTACTCTGTTGCCGTTAGTGAGAATAATTTATATGATGCCGGCACTAGCCAAATTAACTGGAGTAATGGAACAACAGGTGGAAGATCTAAAATAGTACTTACGGAGATCGCACAGTAATGCCTATTCAAAGAGCTAAACTAATTGCTGCAGATTTGCCAACAGGTTCTGTATTGCAAGTTGTAAATGTTACTTTTAACAACGGTGTTACTCTAAGTTCCACTGGTAGTGCAATTGAAACAGGCTTGGCCGCTACAATAACTCCTAAATTTAGTACGAGTAAAATTATAATTTTAGCTAACCAAAACATCCAAGTTAGTGGGTCGAGTTACGGTCAAATAGTTTTGAGAAAAGGCACAATAGCAAGCAATACAATTTTAGCAATTATGTCTAGCCCAGAGGGTTACACGAACACAACAGACGAATCGGTTAACACTATTCCAATGTGCTATGAAGACAGCCCCGCAACAACCTCTGCAACCAGATACTTTTGTTCAATGGAGCTATTGTCTGGCAGTGCAATGTACGCTCAAACTTCTACTAGCGGTACTTCGGTTAGCACAATAACCCTAATGGAAATCGCTGGCTGAGCACAAGAAATTAAAGGATAATTTTATTATAAATAGAATAAAGTTTTTTAGAGGTCAAGATGGCAAATAGAGTACCACTCGTAGTAGCAAATCAAAAGATGAGAGAGATCGCCAATGGTGATACTCTAGATCTTACCGGTAATAAGCTTATTGTTGGTGGTGATCTTACACCATCATCTAACTCTGTATATGATCTCGGTGACTCCTCTAAGAAGTGGAAAGACTTACACCTATCAGGTTCTACTATTCATTTAGGTACTATTCTTCTACAAGATAGTGGAGGCCAGCTTGTAACGAAAGATTCTGCTTCTGGTCCTACCACATCACTAGGTCTAGGTGCTAATACCACAGACAATCTGACAGAAGGTTCAACAAATCTTTACTTTACAAATACCCGTGCAGATACCCGTGCAGATGCTCGAGTTGCTGCTGCGCTTGCAACCGATGTCATAGTTGGCGGCGACTTAACTGTCAATGGTACGACGACTACGATTAATTCTACGACACTAACTGTGGATGATAAGAATATTGTGCTATCATCGGGTGGAAACACCGCGGCCGCTAACGGAGCAGGTATAACCATTGACGGCGCCAACGCAACAATGCTTTACAATTCAAGCTCTCACCGGTTTGATTTCAACAAAGGCATAACAACAAATGATTCTTCAGTGTTTGGTGGAAACGGATCATCGAGTGGTATTACTCTTGATGACGGACAGGTATCAATCAGAACTGGTACTGGTTCAGTAGCCTACATTGATCTTTATTGCGAAACTGGCAATGCGCATAAAGTAAGAGTTCAATCACCTGGCCACTCACAATATTCAGGTAACGTTACTGTAAAACTTCCAGCCGAAGACGGTACCGTCGCTACGGTTGGTGTAGATTCCGCAGATGTTCTTCTTATTATAAACTCTGCAGGAACGACAGTAAAAACTATTAGAGGCGCAGGGAACTCAGCACTATAATGGCAAATCCAACTTCAAGAGCTACATTAATCGATTACTGCAAGCGTAGGCTTGGAGATCCTGTCATCGAGATTAACGTTGATGAAGATCAGGTAGAAGATCGTATTGATGAAGCGCTACAATACTACCAAGAATTTCATAGCGATGCTACAGCAAGAGGTTATCTTAAGCACAAGATGACAGCGACTGACATCGCTAACAAGTATATTACGCTATCTTCTGATATTCATTTTGTTTCTCGTATGTTTAGAGTTGCTTCTGCTTTTTCACAAAGCGGAAACATGTTTGATATAAAGTACCAAATGGCTCTTAATGATATTTGGGATCTTTCAAGGTGGGCTGGCGATTTGGCTTACTATGAACAGCTGCAGCAATATATGGCTACTCTTGATATGAAACTAAATGGTGCACCCATAGTAGACTTTGTTCGCAGGCAGAACAGATTATACATACATGGAAATATTGAAGACCAAGACATCAAAGTCGATGACTATATTGTGTTAGAATCATATAATATTATTGACCCAGATACTCATACGTCAATATATAATGACATGTGGCTTAAAGCATATGCAACAGCCTTGATTAAACTTCAATGGGGAATGAACTTAATGAAGTTTGAAGGAATGCAATTGCCGGGAGGAGTTATTATTAACGGTAGGCAACTCTTTGATGATGCTCAAGCAGAACTACAAGAACTGCAAGAGAAAATTAGAATTGAACACGAGATGCCTGCAGACTTTTTTGTAGGATGATATGGCTAGAAATCTTTACTTCTCCGACCAAGTTAAATCGGAACACGAACTATATGAAAACATAGTCATAGAATCACTTAAGATCTATGGTCAAGATGTTTACTATATTCCACGTGACTTAGTCAACGAAGACACTATCTTCGGAGATGACGCTGAGTCATCTTTTAATTCTGCGTATAAAGTAGAAATGTATATCGACAACATCGAAGGCTTCGAAGGAGAAGGTGATCTCTTTACTCGATTTGGTGTTGAGATACGAGATGAAGCTACGTTTGTAGTCGCTCGCCGTAGGTGGTCTCAGACAGTATCACGTTATGATAATGAAATTACTGGCGAAAGACCTCGTGAAGGTGACTTGATATATCTGCCTCTTACAAATAAAGCTTTCCAAATCACACACGTAGAGCACGAAATTCCTTTCTATCAGATTGGAAACGTAAACGTGTATAAGCTAAGAGCTCACCTCTTTGAATATACTGGCGAAGATCTTGATACGGGTGTGGCAGCGATTGATGACATTGAAAAGGATTATGCATATCAATATATCCTAACATTGGATTCCGACTCAATAGCAACAGAGCGTGGCCATTCAGCATCGATGACACTGTCAGACGGTGTGATTGTTACTGGTGAGGTATTGAGTTATAGCGATTCGAGTAACCTACTTAGCCTGATCCATGTAGGTGCTAGTGATGGCAAGTATCATAACTTTGTAGCTGGAAGAAAGATTAAAATATCTGGTCGAGGAAGTACAATAGGTGGTGTTCCTATCGATTCTGATTTAACAGTTCTTGCAGTTAATCAAGAAAACAACATATCACAGAATGAACAAAATGAATTCTTTAGTAGTGAATCAGATGACTTCTTAGATTTCTCTGAAGATAATCCATTTGGCGATCCGGAGAATAATTAATGGCTGAAGATTTTTTTGATTTTGGTTTTACTGCAGTAGACGAAGATGAACTACAATCTGTACAAGATGCTCAGAAAGCAGTCGGCGATGTAGAGGTTGAAGCTAAGTCTGCGCAAGAAAAGCTGGATAAATTATATAATGCAATAACACCTTTGTTAAATAACCTAAAGAAGAATCCTGAGAAAGATTATATTCTCTGGCCTGATAGACTGTCAAAGGTAGAGCAGTTCGAAACGCACCTACAAGGAATTTATAAGAGCTAATGTTCGGTACACACTTCTATCATGAAAAGACTAGAAAATGCGTAGCAGCATTTGGTCGGCTGTTCAACAACATATATGTTGTTCGTACAAATAGCAGTGGTGCAGGCATATCACAGCTTAAGGTTCCTCTTTCATATGCTCCAAAGATAAAGTATCTCGATAGAATTCGTGAAAATGCTGACCTTGATACAGACACAAAGGTTGCACTTAAGCTTCCACGGATGTCATTTGAAATTACGAGTATAGCATATGATACTACTCGACAGCTATCTAAACTGAACAATATTCAAGGTCTAGGTACAGCTACTTCAAACAGGCAGAAATTATTTACTGGAGTTCCATATGTTCTAGGATTTCAGTTAAACATATATGCTAAATCGCAAGACGATGCATTGCAAATTGTTGAGCAGATTCTTCCATCATTCAATCCTCAATACACTCTAACTATGATTCCGTTAAGAACGGACTATCCTTCTTATAGAGAGGACATACCTATTAGCATTGCGGCAGTAGGATTTCAAGATGATCTTGAGGGTGAAGTTGGAGCAAGAAGAACTATTATATACAATATAGATTTCGAAATGAGAATTCAGTATCATAGTGGAATCGCTACATCGAATGTTATTAGACAGTCAAATGCTCGAATTCTTAATATGAATAGTGGACTGGCTGACTCAGACGTAAGACTCGAAACAATACAAATTAACCCTAACCCATTATCAACTATAGGATTAGCAGACAGTGACTTCGGATTCACCACAACATTCTTCGACGCAGATAGCGACTACAGATAAACAAAAGAGTGATTACGATTATTCTCGTGAAACATATTACGAGTTAATTGAAAAAGGTAAAGACGCGTTGGAAACAATGATTGAAGTTGCTCGAGAGTCTGAGCACCCAAGAGCGTACGAAGTTTTATCCGGCATGATCAAGAATGTGTCTGATGTGAATGATAGGCTTATGGATCTTAACAAGAAGATGAAAGACATTGAAAAGAAAGAAGACGTAAAGCAAATCGAAAATCAACAGAATAATTTTTATCTTAGCACGGCTGAATTGCAAAAGATGATGGCACAAGGTGAAGCGATAGACGTAGATGAACCAGATACAAAGCTACTTAGGGAATCCTAATGTAAAGCGAGACGGAATTCTTCAAGTCTGGTCTCCTGATATATTAAATGAATATAAGAAGTGCATGGATGATCCGGTGTACTTTGCCGAGCAGTACGTAAAAGTTATTTCTCTAGATTCTGGACTAGTTTCTTTTAAGCTATATCCATATCAAAGAGAAATGTTTAGTCACTTTAACAGTAGTCGTTTCTCAATCGTTCTTGCTTGTCGCCAGTCCGGCAAATCAATCTCAGCATGTGCTTATCTTCTCTGGTTTGCTTTATTCCATCCAGAAAAAACAGTCGCAATTCTTGCAAACAAAGGAGCCACTGCTCGTGAAATGTTATCACGTATTACACTCATGCTGGAAAACATACCTTTCTTTCTTCAACCGGGGTGTAAAGCTCTCAACAAAGGTAGCATTGAGTTTTCTAATAATTCTAGGATTTTGGCAGCTGCTACAAGTGGTAGCTCGATTCGTGGCTTATCTGTAAACTTACTGTATCTCGATGAGTTTGCATTTGTAGAAAGAGCTGCAGAATTCTATACTTCTACGTATCCTGTTGTTTCTGCTGGTAAGGATACAAAGATCATTATTACTTCAACCGCTAACGGTATCGGTAATATGTTCTATAATATCTGGCAAGGTGCTGAGCAGAAAGTAAATCAGTTTCAATCATTTCGAGTTGATTGGTGGGATGTTCCAGGGCGAGATGCTAAGTGGAAGCAAGAAACAATTGCTAACACCAGTCAGTTGCAGTTTGATCAAGAATTCGGTAACACGTTTTTTGGCACTGGCGATACTCTTATCAATGCCGAAACACTCATGAGACTAAGAGCCGAGAATCCAAAAAAAGTTATGGAGGGCGGAGATCTTTTAGTATATGAAGAAACTAAAAAAGATAACGACTATATCATGACAGTCGATGTTGCAAAGGGAAGAGGACAGGACTATTCTACTTTTAATTTGATCGATATTAGCGTTCGCCCGTTTAAACAGGTTGCTGTATATCGCAATAACACTATCTCGCCTATACTCTTCCCTAATATTATATATAAGTATGCGAAAGTTTACAACAACGCGTATGTAGTTGTAGAATCAAATGATCAAGGCAGTGTAGTATGTAATGGTCTATATCATGATTTAGAGTATGAAAACGTACATGTACAGTCTACTATCAAAGCAAATGCTATCGGTATCGAAATGAATCGAAAAGTAAAACGGCTAGGCTGTTCTGCTGCAAAAGATCTTTTAGAAAATAATAAACTCACTATTGTAGATGAACATACAATTTTAGAGATGTCAACTTTCGAAGCAAGAGGACAATCATACGAAGCAAGTGAAGGTAACCATGACGATTTAATGATGAATCTAGTCATGTTTGGTTACTTTGCTTCTACGCAATACTTTGGAGACATGACGGATATTGATCTAAAACAGATGCTGTTTAATCAAAAGATGAAAGAAATTGAAGACGACTTAGTACCATTCGGGTTTGTAGATGATGGATCTCAATATAATGATGAGATTCAAAAACCAGAGTGGTATGTAGAATATGACGTAAATTAGAATAATTATAAATACTATGGATAGTTGATGAATATCGTATTATGATCCATATAAGTAAACCGAGAAGGATAAACAAATGGCACTATTTACACCATCCGAATCTCCTGCGGTTGTCGTCAAAGAAATAGATCTGACTGGCGGTGTGCCAAATGTTCAGACTTCTACTGGGGCAGTCGTTGGTAATTTTAGATGGGGTCCGGTCGAGGAAAGAGTGTTGATTGCTAACGAACAGCAATTAATTGACACCTTTGCTACTCCGAACACATCTAATTCAATTAGTTTCCATACTGCTGCATACTTTACAAGATACTCCAACGCAATGCAAACCGTACGTATTCTTGACTCAGATGCATCCAACGCAGTATGTACAATTGGTCAAACATCTTCCTACGCTGTGGGTGGATACACAAATCCAGTTGTAAAGAATAAATCAAATTTCACAGCACAAACATCAGCACTGGACTCTGACGGCCATACTTGGGTCGCTCGATATCCGGGTGCTTTAGGTAACTCACTTGCTGTACATGTTTGCCCGCAAAGCACAAGCGATTCAGCATTTAATAACTGGGCATACAAGTCAAACTTTGATGCTGCACCGGGTACATCAGCATATGCTGCGGCTAGAGATGGACTCAACGATGAAATGCATATTGCAGTTGTTGATAAGAACGGCGTATTCTCAGGCACTAAGGGAACAGTACTTGAAACATATCCTTATGTTTCAGTTGCACCTGATGCTAAGGGCGATGATGGTTCTACCAACTACGCAATTAACGTCATCAATGAAAGATCTGAGTACGTACACCAAGTAGATTGGGATTCAGCATTTCAAACTGCTGGAAATGCTGGAGTAGCTTTAACTCCAGGTACTACTAAGAACTACGTTGGAAACAGCGAAAATGTAAAGATGTACACGTTCGATTCCGGAGCGGATGCTACTGGTATTCGTGCTGCAGAGTTCTTGACTGGTTACGATCTTTTCGAAGATAAAGATCAGGTAGAAATCGATTTCTTGATTGCTCCTAGCTTTACAACTTCTACTACACAGACAACGATCGTTAATGATCTTGTTTCAACTGCAGTAGCTCGTAAAGATTGTGTAGTTGTAACATCTCCTGCAAGAGATGACATCATTAACCTGACAAATGAAACAACGATTACAAACAATATCGTAGCAACAGTAGGTAACTTTACTAAATCATCTTACTTGATTATTG